ACAGGATGTGCGATCTATGAAAATCGCCCAGAACAACCATGTAAGAATTATTCATGCGAATGGCTGAATAATTATGATATTCCAGAATGGATGAAACCAAATCTTTCTGGAGTAATCATAACATCAAGAGAGTATGGGGAAAATAAAAAGTATCTTGAAGTTTTAGAAATGGGTAAAAAAATAGATGCAGAAGTCCTAAATTGGATCTTTCTGCATCATTACTCTACTGATATTCCTATTCGGGTTCAAGTAAATCGTGGATGGTATAATTTTGGACCAAAAGACTTTCTTAATCAGGTATCAGGAATTAAAGTTTCTAAAGAATAGATTTATACTGCTACTGAAAGTGGGTCATTAATCATTGGAATAGCAACTACTTCACTCCAACGAGAGTAAATCTTTGGTACTTCATGATTATTTTGCAATTCTAGTGGAGGAGCTGGTATTTCGGAAGGAAAGACTTCCCCATCAGGAAGGTCTCTCAGAGATTGCCTCCAAGTTTTAAACTCAGTTGATAAAGTAGTTCCTTGTTCGGTTGCCTTAACTACTACCCAATCAGTTGCCGAAAGAAGTTCTTCAGTAATACTTTTGATAATATCATATCTTTTCACAGTTTGCCTTGCATCATAAGAAGAAACTTCATTGTCCCACTCTTCTTGAGTGAGGATCCAAAGTCCTTCAACTTCTTCTAATACATATGCTCTTCTATAATTAACTTCATATAAAGTTTCCCCATCTACAGAAACTTCGGATGATGATAGAACAGTAATGTTTGCATCGCTTTGCAACTCTTGAAGTCTTTCTCCGGATACTGTCTCAGTATATTCGAAGTACTCAGGGCAGGTTGATAAGCAATATGGAATATCATTTTCATCAGTAAGTTGATGAACGATTGTTAATCCTTTTATGTCTGGAACCATTAAACCAAACTTAGTGTTTAGTGCGAAAGTGTTGGTTTCTCTGTTAATAAAATAGTGCTTGAGAAGTTGTGCCATTTTTTATACTACCTTTATACCATATTTATCTTCTATTTCTTTATCTTGGTCTGCCTTTGTTTTAAATCCAACGACAGTCATCCAATTAACCATAGTATATCTTGTTCCAGAAATTACAGGTTCTACCTTATGCAAATAAAATTGTGAAGAAGGGAAGCAAACCAATAGACCTGGCTCAGGACGAATTCTCACTCTCAAATCTGGAAATACAAAATCACCACCTTCAAAGTCATCATTAAGAAAAAGTACAGTAGATAAGTCTCTATCTATAGATTTTTTCCAAATAACAGTTCCATCTGGATTTTTCCATTTTGCCACGGCATCAAAATGAGGTTTATAGTGACCTCCTGGTTCATAAACCAGTAGTTGCGGCATCTCACTATCTCTAATCTTAAATTCGTAAAATGGATTAATTACATTTTTTACAATATTATCATAGAGATCTTTAATTTCTGGTATAATATTGCCAATATCCGCACACTTTACATTTCTTGCTTCTAAATCAATTTTTGCTGGGTGGTCTTCAATACCTTGATTGGCCTTTTCTCCATCAAAGACCCCCATTTGCTCTTTATTTGATTTTTTAGCGTGATCAATTAAAAAATTAATCGCATCAGGTGTCAATACTTTAGGTTGTATCAACACATTTGAAAGAATACCATTCATATCAATTTTTAATTATTATGATGTATTTAGTTGGAATTTGTTAATCCCGTAAAACTACCTCTTGCTGATGGTAGCGTGTTTCCTGGTTGACTAACAACTTCATTAGAGAAATCGAGACGTGTGACAGTACTGACATATGATGGAATAAATCCACCAGCAAAGTAACCATAGGTTCTGCTTGCAGTTGCTGCTAAACTTCTTCTAGATGTTGTAAGTTTGCTACTTAGTTCTGCAATAGTTTCTGTATTAAAATCAAGTCTTGTGATAGAACTGATCGAGAAAGGTGTAGGACCTGGTTCTTCACCACCACCAAAATAACTATTAACAGTGCTAGTTATTGCGGCAAAATTCTTTCTTGTTGTAATTAAATTTTTTCCTGGACTACTGATAGTTTCATTTGAAAAATCTAAACGAGTAATTGTATTATAGAAGGTTGTAGTATTAAATCCACCGGCAAAATAAGCATAGAAATTGGTAGAAGTTGCTGCCAATTCTCTATTACCAAATGGCAGTGTTGAAGGAGTATTTGTTGCAATTTCAGTAATGAAATCAAAACGTGTAATTGTACTTAAATAAGTATCTGGTGGGGAATTGAAACCTCCGGCAAAATAACCATAAGAAGAACTTTCTGTTGCGGAAAGTGCTCTTCTATTTGATGGAAGTTGCCCCAAAGATTGATTAATAGTTTCATTGAGAAAATCAAGTCTGGTAATATTGCTTATTTGTGGAGGAGCAAATCCACCAACAAAGTATCCATGATAATTACTTGATGTTGAAGCTAATTCACTTCTTGGTGTTGTTAGATCCTTTGCAGGATTACTTACCGTATCATTGGAGAAATCAAGACGAGTAATAGTGCTTATTTGCGGAGGAGCAAATCCACCTGCAAAATAACCATAGTTCTTATTAACTTTTAAAGCTGATGCTCCACCAGCAACGCCAGCGCCAGCATGTGTGAAAATTGGCACAGTAGATCCGGGATTGCTTACAGTTTCACTATTAAAATCAAGACGAGTAACTGTACTTATATTTGGAGAAGACCCACCAATAAAATAACCATATTTCGAATTCCAATATGTTCCCATACTAGCCCTTGCTGTTGGTAAATTTCCGGCAGGACTTATACTATAAGTTTCACTAGAGAAATCAAGGCGATCTATATTACTAAAGTATACTGTGGTGAGACCACCAGCAAAATATCCATATAATAAACTACTTACTCCTTCTACTGCATATTTGCCGACAGGTAAAACATTTCCATATGAAACAGAATTCTCAGTATAGAAATCAAAACGTTCTAATGTTGTATAATACCCAGTTGGGGGTGAGAAAAAACCAAAGCCAAAGTATCCATAATATGAACTGTAAACTGCTGCTCTGTTGTCGAGGGTGTTGAGAACTGGGTTTGGAACATTTGATGCTGTCTCATTAGAAAAATCAAAACGCTCCATATTACCACTGTAAAAACCACCAACAACACCTGAACCAGTGTAACCATAATTAGCAGCTGAGATTCCAGATGAAGCATATCTAGCATTTACTACTGTTCGACCTGGATTACTTATGGTTTCATTAGCATAATCAATACGATCGACACGAGTTTGATTTGGAAGTCCACCAACACCATACCCATAAGAAAAACTTGTTAATTGGGCTTGTGAATATCTAGTATCCGCCAAATCCTTAGCTGGAAGAGATGCAGTTTCATTAGAAAAATCAAGGCGAGTAACATTACATATCGCGCCGCCGCCACTATTTAATCCACCTATAGTATATCCATAAATTGGATCTTCTCTCCAATAGAAACTATTTCTATTTTCTATATTTTCTACTTGTCTATCATAGATAAAATTAAGTCCAAATACATCTCCAGTTATGTTGGTGGAATATTGTGCCATTTTATCCTTCTATTTTGAGGTCTTGGTTGAATAACGAACCTGTAAGTTTCTTTTCTTCTTTCTTCTCAACACCCGAAAGAAGTTGTTGATCCAATCCGGTAATTTCTGCAATGCCAGAAGCAACACTTTCTTGAAGTTTTGTAAGAAAATCTAGAGGATTGTTTGGATCACCAAAAGCACCCTTAGTTCTATTTACATCATCAGTAAGAACGGTTGGAGCACTTGCGCGTCTCATGGAACGAATATTACCGGCATTCACGCCAGTTTTTGCTTGAAGTAAATCATCAAGAGACTGGTTTGCAAGTCTTCTTTCCCAATAGTTTGGTTGGTCTTCATTATACTGTTCTCTAGAAATTAGTTTATTTCCATTCAATTCAACTAAACGAGTAATAAGTTTATCAAAACACTCAAGTTCCTCAACAGAAGATTTAAATCCACGATTAAGATTTTCAAGCATTCTGTGGAAATGGAATTCATCAATATCATACCAACTTAATTCTTCTCCACCTTCTCTGGTTTTCCACCAAATTGGTTGAGTTTTATCTTTTCCATCCCACTTATGGTGAAATTCTCTTGCCACTCTTTTTGCTTCAATGATTTGTTGAAGCAAACTCTCTGCTACACTGCGACGATTGATAATAGCAGCTTTAAATGCAGATGGAATAGTAAAGTTATCGTGAATGATAAACTTTTCAATTTGGAAATCAGATCTTCCCTGCGCTAGTTCAGTTTCACTCTCAGTCCAACGATTTGCTTCGTTTAGGACTTTAAACATAAACTCATTATCATCATCTAAAACTTCTTTAGATGTTGCAAGAGCAATCGATTCATAATTGTTTGGCATAGTGTTTTTCATATTCATTTCTTATTATTTAGTATATATTCTACAATTTGATTCCAGATTTCTCCAGAGGTTTTCCAATTGTAAGATTCTCTAGTAATATTTGATAAATCATTGGTTGCTTGATAAAATGTCTCTGGTTCTTTTTCAAAGAAATCAAAGCATCTAGAGACTTCTTGAGCGAACTCATTGATGAATTTTGGAGAAGGTTTCCATCCAGTAGAAGTATTTTCTCCAAGCATTGGAATATATTTTCCTCTTCCAAATGAAACTTCTCTAAGAGCACCAATATCACTTACGATTGGATAGCATCCACATGCCATTGCTTCTGCAAGAGATAAGCAGAAGGTTTCTTCCCATACATTTGGATGAACGAAAAATGCAGCATCCTTTATATGAGAGATTAATTCTTCACGATGAATACATGGCGAATATAAAACATTCGGAAGAGATTTCAACTCTTCAATTGCTTCTTTAAATTCTTCAGTCTCTTCTTCATAATCTCCTGCATTTTCATAAAGAGACATTGAAGAAAATACTTTTAATGTTGCATCAGGATGATTTTTAATGACCTGCTTCCAAATTCTTGGAAGTGGTGCAATACCCTTATGTGGTGCTGAGAAAAAAATAGCAGTTTTTGATTTGGGTTTTGTTGGAGGAACAAACATTGGATCCAAACCATAATATACAACTGTCAATTTTTCTTCTGGTGCTCTATTATATTTGATAAACTGCTCTTTTTCCCAATGAGATAAACAAACTATCGCATCAAGGTATTCCGACAACTCTGGAAGACGATAATGAATTGGTTGGTCGCAATTATCGTGGGCCCAGAGTATCTTGATGGGTTTTTGTGATTTTATAAGTTCTTCTGCACTTCTTGAAATTTCAACATTATTTGGAATATTAAAATTTTGCGACAGATAATAAAAAGAACTTTCAGTTGCTCCAGATTTCATATATTAATGATGTAGGTGTTTTATTTAGATTGAGTTTGATATGGATGCAAAATTGCTTCTTGCTGAAGGTAAATTAACAGGAGCGCTTATATTTTCATTTGAAAAATCGAGTCTTACAACATTACTTATTAGAGTTGGTGTTTGCCCTCCTGCAAAATAACCATAAGTTAAATTAGAAGTTCCTGCTAAATTACTTCTTGTTCCAGGTAAATTTTTGCCAGGGTCGCTAACAGTATCATTAGAGAAATCAAGGCGAGTAATAGTGTTTATCAATGCTGGTGTTTGTCCGCCACCAAAGTAACCATACGAAGGATTAGATACTGATGCAAAAAATGCTCTTGTTCCAGGTAAATTGTTTTTGGCAGCACTAATAGTATCACTAAAGAAATCAAGACGAGTGATAGTGTTTATAAGTGTTGGTGTAGAACCACCAACAAAGTAACCATAATATTGAGCTTTAGTTCCTGATAATCCACTTACTGTAGATGGTAGGTTTTTCCCAGGATTACTTACAATTTCTGTTGAAAAATCTAAACGAGTAATTGTACTTATTTGTCCTGGAGCTCCGCCGCCAGCAAAGTATGCATAATCGTTGTTCCAAACAGATGTGAGATTTTGCCTCTCACTTGGAAGATTATTGTCAATATCTACTACAGTTTCATTTAAATAATCCAAACGTGATATAGTTGCTAAGAAAGATGTTGGAGAATCTGCTCCACCCGCAAAATATCCATTATTATTATTATTAGAAGCAGCAGTTAAAGTATTTCTTGTGCTAGGTAAATTATTACCTGGAGTAGCAAAAGAATCGTTAGAATAATCAAGACGATTAATAGTGCTTATAAATGTTGGAGTGTCCCCACCAGCAAAATAACCATAAGTACTCGTTCTCTTAAATACAGATGCCCCACCAAAAGTTCCTGAAAGGTTTGTTATTGATTGAGGTAAATTCTTTCCGGGGTCATTTACAATTTCAGTAGAGAAATCAAGACGAGTAATGGTGTTTATAAATGCTGGAGTGTCCCCACCAGCAAAATAACCATAAGATGAACTATATGTTTGTCCTCCAAAAGCTCTTGAGCTTGTTAAATTATTGCCAGGATTACTTACAGTTTCATTAAAGAAATCTAGACGAGTTATCGTATTAATATACGGCAACCCACCAGCAAAATAACCATAAGATGGACTTGATACGCCATATTTGCCATAATTAGTCTCTGATAAATTTTTACCAGGAAGATTAATATTTTCTGTAGTAAAATCTAATCTGGAAATAACACATTGCCCATTCCCGCTACCAAAGTATCCAAAATTCTCACTCGATAATCCTGTTCCATAATCCATATTATATGGTAAATTTTTGCCAGGCTCGGTAACTATTTCACTCGAAAAATCATAACGAACAACAAGACCGGTTGCAGGTAAGCCTCCAACAAAATATCCATACAATTCTTTACTGGATACTGTTGCAATGCTATATCTTCCTGGTATACCTCCTCTACCTGGATCACTTACAGTTTCGTTAGAGAAATCAAGACGACTTACAGTTCCACCTAAGGGTGGATTTTGTCCGCCGCCAAAATAACCATAAGAGTTACTTTGTATTGCCGAATGTAAATGTCTAACTGAGGATAAATTTTTACCAGGAGTACTTACAACTTCATTGGAAAAATCTAAACGATAAAATGTAGATATATTAGTACTAGGATTTATTAATCCACCGGAAAAGTATCCATAGTTAGAACCTTCAGAATAATAAGAAAAATTCCTAAATGTTATATTTTTAATCTGCTCTATCTTGGTTTCTTGAAGTGAAAATATTTGCATTTATAATCTCGAAGATAGAATAGTTCTCTTATAGTTTTATTTATTAAAAAATCCAATTAATTGGAATTTTTTGTAGCACACAATCCATTAATGTTGGAAGGTAAATTTGTTGTATCAGATAAACCTTCAGTCGAAAAATCAAGGCGACTTATATTACTTATAAAAGAAGGACCAATATATCCTCCACCAAAATACCCATACAAATTACTTGAAGTTGCCGCAAAAGTAGATCTTGCACTAGGTAAATTTTTTCCTGGATCACTTACAGTTTCTGTTGAGAAATCGATACGAGTGATTGTATTAATAAAAGTACCAACTATCCCTCCACCAAAATACCCATAGAAGTTATTTGAAGTTGCTGCTAAATTACTTCTTGCATTAGGTAAATTTTTGCCAGGTTGAGTTACTATTTCGTTAGAAAAATCAAGACGATTTATAGTGGATATACCTCCTCCAGCAAAATAACCATAAGAACTACTTGAAGTTGCATCTGAGGTAATAGCAGATGATAAATTATTGCCTGGATTACTTACGGTATTACTAGAAAAATCAAGACGAGTAATAGTGTTTACAAATGTTGGAGTTGCATCCCCTCCACCAAAATATCCATAAGAACTACTAGAAGTTGCACCGGCACTATTTCTTTGTAATTGCGGAGCAGTACTAGTAATTCTAGTATCATTCAAGTAATCAATACGGTCTAATGAAGAACTACGAACAATTGCGGGTGAAGTTGCTGTCACTCCTCCAGCAAAATAACCGTATTCATTGCTTGAAACGGCGGATAATCCTTCACCTGATTGTGATAATGGTGTACCAGAAGCAGATACTGTATCGTTAGAAAAAGAAAGTTTTACAATAGAACTTACATACCCAGTGCTATATCCACCAGCAAAATAACCAAAACTTCCGTTTGGCTTAAGTAATGATGCTCCTCCAGTTACTGAAGTATGTGATCCTGTAGCTGTAGGTAAATTTTTTCCAGGTTGAGTCACTGTTTCATTAGAAAAATCAAGACGATTTACTGTACTGATATATGAACCAGTGTATCCACCCATAAGATAACTATGAGAAGAATTTTGAATAGATGAACTAGATTGTATACTTTGAGGTAAATTATTTCCGGGTTGACTTACTATTTCATTAGAAAAATCAAGTCGATCGATTCTACTATTACTAACTCCACCAAGAAAATAACCATAAGAAGGACTTTTTGTTCCAGATAAAGATGATTTAGAATTTGATAAATTATTACCCGGATAAGTCAATACATCATTACTAAAATCAAATCTTCCAATTGACGATATATTACCAGTACCTACAAGATCACCTCCGGCAAAATATCCATAAGAATTATTTGATGTTGTCCCTAAAAGAAGTGTATTTCCGGGAAGGTTTCTTCCCGGATTCGAAACTGTTTCATTGTAAAAATCTAGACGGGTTATAAGGGAAGTATAATCAACCCCCCAGCAGCAGAAAGGCCCCCATGGATAATAAATTGCATAAGTGTCAGTTGATCCTCCAGCAAAATATCCATAAGTAGGTCCAGAAAAACCACTAAAAAAAGTACGAAGGCCTGGTAAATTTTTTCCAGGTGCGCTAGTAGTTTCGTTAGAAAAATCAAGACGACTTACAGTGGCATATCTAGCTCCATTGGGGTTTGGATCGTTATATATGACACCCCCAGCAAAATAACCATATGATGAACTAGAAATAGATGCAGAGTATTCGGCGGAATGGCTTAATCCTTTTCCGGGATTAGATACTGTTTCGCTGGAAAAATCCATGCGTGATACACTGGAAATTGCCAAACCACCTTGATTTCCGTGGCCTGTATATCCATGAGTACCACTTTCTGGCCATTGAGATAAATTTCTTTCTCTTACATTATCAGTTTGTTTTTTAGAGATTCTGTTGAGACCAAAAACACCGATTGCCATTTACTTACTCTTCTTGATAAACGTGTGAACCAACGTGAGATAATCTAATACTACTATTTAACCAAGTTTCATATCCAACACTCTTTGCACGTTCAAAAAATGAAAAATCTTCGGGCAAATATGCCATATCTTTTTTAAGTTCCAAGAAATAATGATACGAATTGTGATATTCTTTTTCTGTTGGTGGAATAGAACTATTATTTGTTGCTGGATAATACTTCAATTCCTCCCCATACTTTTCGATGATTGAAGTAAATACTTTTCTGTGAATGAGTGCAAATCCAAATCCAATGTTTTCGATCTTAATCAAATCACCTTCTTTTACTTCTGGATTTGAAATATTATAATTGTATCTTAATGGTATTCCTTTCATAGGATATGCACCACATACCATATCCTTTTTTGAATCTAATAACTTAAAGACATCTTCTGAAGTAAATCCAACATCAGCATCAATAAACATAATATAATCATATTCTGTATTATTCATAAAGAAATTGGCAATTCTGGATCTTGCTTTTGTTACAAGACTTTCATTTGCCATTGTTAGAAGTCCATGGTCTATTTGATTTGTTCTAAGGTCTTTTCCTAAATTGAAAAGACCTTTTGCAGTTTTATCACTAACGAGACCACCGTAGCAAGGCATTGCAATTAATAAAGACATACTATACTCCTATTTTAAATTTAAGCTTTCTTTCCAGAAAGATTGATAGATATACCGACGTTACTAGTAGAAACTCGAATAGAATCTCCTACCAAAAGATACTTTGGTCTATCTAAGATTTCGACCATACTATTTTTTGGAATAGTTAGGTCATATACTAGATATCCAAGTCTAACTTCACCCCTAAAAATTGATACTCTAGAATCAATATCTATATTCAGGTTATAATTTGTCAATCTAATAGATTGAAGTACTGTTGGATCAGTACTGGAAGTATAAATTATCTGATCTCCATTTACTGAACGAGTTGAAACTGTAGTTCCCAGGCCAACATAATTAGTGTCTTGTTTTGCAGATAATGTCATAAAGATATCCAATCCACCATCAATACCATTTGCAGTTGGTAGAGGAGAATCTAAAGATTGGAACCTTAGAACATCAGATGGATGTGCGACTATTGGTTGATTGAGAAGTTCTAAAGAACCTTGATAAGGTACAACAATTCTTTGTGTTAAAGGTACATTTTGGCCGCCATTGTAATCATGCCTTGATGACAAGTATAACTCATTTGAGAATTTGTTGGTAACTTGAATTGATTCAATCACATACTGCAATCCTGCAGTTGATGGGAATGTGTAACCAATTCCAGGTGCCACAAAAATATTATTAGTATTTGTGGTTCCCGTTGCAATTCCAGAACTTACAGAAATATAAACTGAAGTCGTAATTCCTACATCATATGCACCTGATCCACCAGTAGCTGCATCTACCCAAGTAAGTCCAATTCCTGTTGATGTGAGTACCTGACCCGATGCTCCTGTTGATGAACCAATAGAAATTGCATTAGGTACAAAAGTTCTACTGTCATCAATAACAGTAGTATTATTAATTTTAATTGCCATCTTCGTTTACACTCGGCTTTCTGTTATTTAGTTAATTTTATAAGGTTAGTTATAATCTAGAACCACATGTAGAAATAGCACCAGTAGTAGATCTAAATGCACGAGAAGAAGCAATAGACTGTGCCAGAGTGCCAAGATCATCATCAGAATTTGTGTATTCAC